ATCGCGCGCTTGGCCCACCGCCTCGACGACGTACCACTCAGACAGCAGCGCATCAGGTTCGCGGCCGGTGATCAGGTTCAGCTTCACCTGCACCACATCGCCCTCGATGATCAGGCCCGACTGGGTGCCGGGCCGCAGCTGGACCGCTGCGGTGTGCGTGCTCAGGTAGCGCCGGCCGTGCAGGTAAGCGCCAACCCGAGCGGCGTGGAGCTCGGTGGCGGCGAACTGGCTCAGGTCGTGCTGCTCAAACGGGCCGGACTCTGAGCGGGCCAGCCCCACCTGCAAGGTGCGGTTCAGCGGCATGTCCGTCTCGCTGGCCTGCTGGCGCCAGATCATGGTGAGCACCGGCGCCAGGCGGGTGCCAGCGTCGGACCAGTCCTGCGTGAAGCTGCCGGGCACGATCACGTCTTCGCTCAGCACCCAGTCCGGCGTGATGGCTGTGGTGGTGATCGCGCCGGTGGTGGGGTCGAACGGCACCAGGGGGCGAAGGCCGAACTTGCCGCCCACCTTCGTCTCACGGAGCAGGAAGTAGGGCAGCAGCCGGATCAGCCAATCGCCGAGGTTGGCGGAGTCCTTGAACTCTCCATTGCAGAGCAACCCATTCACATCAAGGAACCGGGCAGCGGTGAGCAGGCTGGCGGTGTCGATCAACGCCGCCGGCACGCGGCCGCTGCGCTGGAGTGCCCACAGCAGCAGATCGGTGATGTTGTCGCTGGCGCCGCTGGTGGAGTCGAGCAGCCGGATGAGCTGCAGCCCATCGCGCACGAACACATTCCAGCCGATCCGCCAATCATCGGTTCCGCCGGGCGTGGTGGCCGAAAACTCGATGGTGCTCAGGCCGCTGTAATCCCCACCGCCGCCGCAACCCTGCGGGAACGTGGGCACGGTGTAGGTGCTTTGGCTGGTGGCCGTGTTGCCGGGGCTCCAGCTGCCGGCCCTGGCGTTGTAGTTCTGCGAGAAGCTGCCGATCCGGCAGGCGCCGTTGCGCACATCGCGCACCTGAACCGACCCCATCGGACCTTCGCCCAGCACGCAGTGGTGGCGGGCCGTCACGGTGGTGCTGGTGTTGCTGAAGGCGGCTTCGGTGGCCTTGGGGAACACCAGCACACCGCCGGCACCGTTGCGCCGCCGGGCAAAGATCACAGGGATCGGCTCACCAATCGCCATGGCCTGCTGCGGGCTGTTCAGCGGCGAGTCGGCCCGGGCCGCTGCAGCCTGCGCCGGTGGTGGAAGGCGGCCTGCCTGGGCTTCCCTGGATGCTGGAAAGATGCCGTAGACCTGAGCCCTGCTGCGCGTGTCCAGCCCCTGCACCGGGCGGCGGCTGCCGTCCGGGTTGAAGTTCAGCAGCGCATAGCGGAGAGCGGAAGTCATCAGAGGACGCAGGGCACCCCGATCAGCGACGACGTAGCCGTGCGCGGCGGGAACTGCGCGCCAACCGGCGAGAGCGCCGACCCCAACTTCAGGGTGATGCTGGTAACCGTGGCGCTGGCGCTGATCACCTGCCCCACCGTGGAGCCGACCAGCACCTGCCCGTCCTGGGGGGCGCCGGTATCAAGTGCCTCGTCGAACTGGTAGACCCGCAGCGTGGCGATCCAGGGGCCGTAGAGCGCGCGTTTCATCAGGGCCTGAATCGATGGCAACCGCGGCAGGGTCAGGCTGGCCTGCTCGCCCGTGGTCTGGCCGCTGGTGATGCCTGCCCAGTCCATCTGCTGGTAGTCCCATGCCTGGCTCCCCCAAGTCACCGTGGCATCAACCCAGAAGCTCTGCCAACGAGCGATCACCACGCCGCCCTCGTCGGCCAGCTGCACGAAAGCCGCCTGCCCGCGCGCTACTGCCATCAGGCGCCACCCATGGCGACGCGCCCTGCCGGGCTGCGCAGCTGGGCCATCACCCCGGCCGCCGTGGCAGCCATGGCCTGCTCGAGGTCGCCCATGGAAACCCACTGGCTGCCGTCGGGCATCTGCAGCACCTCGCCGGTGCGGATCGTGATGTTGGGCACGCCGCCGCCGGCTCCGGTCCGCGCGTGATCGATCACGGTTTCCCGGGGGTGCAGCATCGCCATGAAGCCGCCGCGGCCATCGAGGCCGCCGCTGCGGGGGGCGTCGCCGGTGTACCCGCCGCCGGCGAAGCTTGGGACCGACACCGCGCCAAAGGTGGGCAGTTGGGGCAGCCGCAGTCGGCCGGCCACGCCGTTCACCGCGGCGATCATCTGATTGATGGCTCCCAGGAAGCCATTGATCACGTTCGCGCCGAACTGGAGCACGCTGCGCAGCACCCCCTTGATGGCGCCAGCAGCGGCCTCGAAGGGCCGGACCAGGCCGCCGGCCACGTTGCCGATCGCCGACTGCAGCCAGCTCCAGGCGGCGCCGATGCCGTCGCGGATGGTCTTGTTCACCGCGTCCACGGCGCCATAGATCGTTTTGCCGATGGCGGCGACCACCTTGCCGATGTCGTCGCGGAAGGCGTAGATCAGCACGCCCACCGCCACCAGGGCGGCGCCGATCAGCAACGGCCATCCCACGATCGTGGCGGCAAACGCGGCCAGTGCCGTGGTGAGCGGCCCGAGCGCACCCAGCCAGCCGGCGATGGTGGCGCCGATCGCCAGGCCTTGAAACGCGCCCAGCACCGTGATCACGCTGGCGACGATGGGGGCCAGCACCGTGAAGCTCACCGCCAGCAGCGCCAGGCCGCCGGCGATCGCCTGGATCGGCCCGGGCAGGCTGCTGAAGCCATCGACCACCGCCGTGAGCACGGTGGTCACGGCATCGAGCGCCGGCAGCAGGGCCACGGTGATGCCAGCCGCCAAGGCCCCGACCTTGCCGCCCAGGGCCGCCAGCTTGTCGTTGTACTCGTCGGCCTTCTTGGCGAAGGCGGCGTTCATCTTGACGCTGAGCGATTCAATGGCGGCGCCGCCTTCGTTCAGCATCGGAATCATCTCGGCGCCACTCTTGCCGAACAGCTGCATCGCCAGCGCTGTCTTTTCCACGCCATCCGGCATGGTCTTGAACTTGTTGGCGATCTCCAGCGTCACCTGGTCGGCGCTCTTCAGGTTGCCGGCGGCATCCTTGGCGCTGATGCCCAGGGCCTTGAGTGCATCGGCCGTAGGCCCCTTGCCAGTCTCGGCGGCTTCGTACATGCCCTTACTGAGCTTGCCGAGGCTCTTGGCCACCGCGTCGATGTCGGTGCCGCTGGTGGCCGCTGCCTTGTTGAACTTGGCCAGCGATTCAACGCTGACGCCCGTGCGCTGGCTCAGGTCGTTGAACTTGTCACCCGCCTCAATCGTCCTGCCAACCAATGCCGCCAGGCCGCCCACGGTGGCCACCGGCGCCAGGGCGCTCAGCGCACCACCCAGCGGGCCGATCCTGCTGGTGAGCGTCTGCGCGGCGCCCTCCACCTGCTTGAACTTGCCCTGCAGCGCTGTGACTTGCTCGGCACCAGTAACGCGGGTGGCGATCCTGAGCAGCGCGTCCATGTTGGCGGCCATCAGTGCTTCGCCCCCTGGATCAGGATCTCGGCTTCGATCACCTGCACGTCTTCCACGACCTGACTCAGGTTGTCGATCTGATACAGGCTACCCATGGCGAGCACGGCGGCATAGTCCAGCCCGGCGCGGCCATTCATGCCGATGCGCCATTGCGTCTGGCAGCGGATGAATAAGCGGACCGCTTCCCAGTTCTCCGGCCACACCTCAAAGTGTTCGGGCTCGGTCAGCTCATGCGGCAACTCGAGGCCCCACGCTGCCGCCGACTCTTGGAGCTCGTCAGTGCTGCCAGCGCCGCTCAGCCAATGCCGCGCGGCGCCTTGGAGTTTCCCCGCTTGGCTCCTTCCAGACTCTCGCCCCAGGCCCGTGCCACGGCAGCGGCCACGCCCTGGATCCGCAGGAACCTGTCGGCCGCGGCTGCGCTGAACTCGATGGGCTCGCCGTCGTCGTCGGTGACGCCAGACCAGCCCACCAGCACCTCAGCCGCAATCGCCCGGGAGGTGATGCCTTCCAGCGCCGGATCATCCTCGCCGCGCTTCAGCAGGCCTTCGCGCCTGGCTGACGACACCAGCAGGTAGTCGATGCGCTCCTGATCCAGAAAGGCAAAGTGAGCGGTGAAGCTGTAGCGGGTGCCGGCCAGTTCGCCAGACACGGGCCAGGGGTAGCTGCTGGCCGTTGAGAGCTTGAAGCCCATGTGGTGCAGTGGTGATGGTTCAGAGTCGCCAGCCTGAGCCGCTGGACTCAGGTGAAGGCCAGCGACAGCTCATCGCTGCTGCCGGCGGTGTGGAGTGCCACGAACGGGATCTCCAGGCCTGCAACACCGCGAATGTCGGCGGGCTGAGGCGGGCCGAAGTTCACGGTCGGCAGGCTCACCGCCAGGCGGTTTCCGGCGACGGTGCCATGGGTGAAGCTGATGCCGCCGGTGGTGCCGGCGATGGCGAGCGCATAGAAGTCCTTCGTGCTCAGCGCATCAGGCCGCTCGATGGTGATGGAGCCCTCCACCATGCGGTCGGTGATGCGCACCTGCTTGGTGCAGCCGGCGTGGTCGAAGAACTCGACGGTGTTGCCCATCGACAGGTTGAACGCCGACACGCAAGCCGACAAGCCGGCCACCGTCACCGTGGCGGTGTTGGTGGAGTCGAACGCCACCGGGGCGGCCTGGTTGGTGTAGGTCGGGCTGGGGAAGGCCACATCCGTGGGGGCCTGGTAGATGCCCTGCATGGTGAAGCTGAACCTCGGGATCTGGCCGGCTTCGAACGCCAGGTCGAACGTGCCCCGGGCGCCCAAGCCCGCGTGCTTATTTCCGTCCCAGTTGTGGTAGAGCTCGCAGCTGTCGGGCGTGGTGCTGATCGGCGCGTAGGTGACGCTGGTGCTGCTCACAATGGTCGCGTTGAGGCCACAGGCCAGCAGGAGCGGGTCAAACTTCGGCGCGGTGCCAGCGGTGCCGGAGCCTGCCGCCTCCACGTCGAACTGAAGCCCCATCTTGCGCATGGCGATGATGCGCGAGCGCACCCGCCCGAAGCTGCTGTCGATGATCTCGCGCTCCAGCAGATCGCCATCCAGCGGGGTGAGCTGGGGATTCAGGACCAGCAGGGCGTCAGTCCCGGCTGCGCTTGCCGACGTGCCGTACGTCGTCTCCTTCTTCACCATCAGGATCTGGCGCCGGGTCGTTGCCATCGGTCGTTACCTCGGGGGATTCAGCAGGGGATTGGTTGACCCATTCCCCATCCACCAGCAGGAAGGTGCCGGCAGTGGTGGGCCTGGGCGGGAGCGGCTTGGTGGCCATCAGGTTGTGAGATCCGAAAGGGAACTCCTGTACCGCACAGCGTAGGAACAGCTCAGGATCCCGATCTCGCCTGAATCGGCCTTCCATTCCCGGCCCTGCGGGTAGACGTGGATCACGCCCAGCCCGCTGAACGTCGCGGCCATCAGGCGGGCATGGGCATCGACGCGGATCGGGTCGGCCAGGGTGCTCAGGGGTGAGCCGCTGATCAACACGTCGATGGCTACCACCAGGTCGGTGTTCACCGGGCCAACGTCGGGCACCTCGTCGCTTTCGCTCAGCGGTTCGATCACGATGCACGGCATCTCGTTTCGGGCCACCGCTTCCCAGCGGTCCCGGAACACCTGGCCGCTGATGCC